CTTTTCTAGCTTAGCGTTAAACCAATTCCAGTCCGGTCCAGAAGTAACTTTCTTATATGTTTCTGTTTGTTTATAACCGCTAAAAACATCATGCTTTTCAATAATTTTTTTAGCAAGATTATATTTTAAGTCTGAAATTTCTTTGTTGTACATATAGTTTGCCTTTGCATTACCGAAAGAGTTAATCAGCAACTTCAAAAAGTCGTCTGTTGTCTTATTTTCTTTCGCCTTAATCTCAGTAAACTCTGTACGTGAAATAATTAGCGTTTTAATCCACTCACGGTCTTGCGATATAACTCGTTCAAACGCGTTGGTTATATCCTTGTCTAAGTCGTTATAATGGACTTCTAGGCCGTTTAAAATACATTCGGCTGTAATTGCTCCGCCTCCTCCGAAGATGTCGTATATCAGCTTATCTGTGCCAAAGTTCTGTTTGATGATTTCAACTATTTTCTTGCTTATCTTCTTCTTGCTTCCTTGGTACGGTAGTCCGATTGGTTTACCTTTTCTGATTTTCTTCTCGTCTAACTTAAGCATTAAAATCCCTTGTCTTTCTAATTTGGTAAAATTTATTCCATTTTTCTATAAGTTCCAGCAACTTAGGTTCATCATATTCGGTAAATAGTTCAACCTGTGATGTAAACCAGCAGTGTAGACAGCGATCGCAACTATAACAGATGTTCACGAATCCTCTGCAACCTTTGCAAACTCCTAAGTCATTACTCGTTGGAATATCGAAGCAATGGCAATAATTTTTATCATTAAAGTATTTTCTTTTCATTGTTACCTTTCTAGTTTATTTTATATACTATTATATCAAAAAAACTCTAAGCTGTAAAGCCTAAAGTTTCAATCTTGATATTATTTTTCTTTCAATTTATTCTTGAACCAAATGATTCGTTCTTTGAACCAAGCGTCAACTCCTTCAGGACGTAGCC